GGTTCTAAGTGTAAAGATTACATTGAGAACTTAACTTGTCTTTGCAGAAAATGTCATGAACTTTGTCATAAGGATAAAGACTACAACAAACAAATAAGAATTAATACTCTCAGATTAATTGCAGATAGGCTTGAAGATGACATTAGATAAAGGAATACATAAATACGATCCTCACATGATTGCTGAGGAAAAGAAACAAGCCATTATAGATTATCGTAAATGTTTTAGAGTATATAATCAGCTTGTAGATCTTAAAGATAAAAAGATTAATCAAAAATATTTAATGTATCGTTTTCAATCAGAGGAAAAGAACTCAGTTGATGATGCGAAAGCTAAGGCTAAGATTAACGAGGAAGTCCAGGAAGTAGTTACCCAATTAGAAATGGCTGATAAGTTAAAAGATGAGGCCTATGCTGAAATGCAGAGGGTTGAAACAAAGATACAATTTATTTTAGATAGCAACAGTATCAAGAGAGCAGAAATGAAACTGTCAGGATTTAGTACATGATAGTTAAAGTAAAAAGTAAGTATGGAAGTTTAGTTGCTGTCAGAGATAAATACATTAAGAAATGTAAAAAAGAATTTGATGATTTAACGATACAAGTTGAGGGTGAAGAAATGTTAGTACCTTACTCTCAGCTAGATAACCCAATAAAAAGATATTCTGTGCCTGATAAGTTTTCAAAAAGTATGCACGAATTATTTTATTACCAATGGAAACCGAAAGATGAAAGGCAAGGAGAATTATTATGAACGAGTGGTTATTTAGAAAAGATTTAGCAAATAAATTTAAAATACATGAAAAAACATTAATTAAAAATATTAATAATTTACAAAAAGAATTTCCTAATGATGAAAGTTTATTTCGTTATTTAGGAAACAAACAATATTTTTATCCTCATGACATAAATAAAATTTTAGAACTATCTTCTCAATACAAAAAAATACAATTACAAAAAAATGATTGAATATCTAACATTTATAGATGAACTTCAAAATATTAAAAAACATAAACATTGTCCTATGATGATTGAAGCTATTGATGATTTAATAATTAAATATAAATTAATTGTAGAGGAAAATGAAAAACAATATCAACCAAGAGAAATAGAAAAAACTGAAAGTCCTCTTATATTTCCTGTAAATTCTGAATCTTCTTAATTACACCTTTAGGAATAACCTGAGATCTACCATAAATATCATCTTTATCATGTGTATCTTTATCAGCTAATATAACAATTAATTCATCATTTTCTTTGTAAAGCCAACCTAGTGAATCTACAGAACAAACTTCAGATTTATCTAAATCATCTTTTTCAATCCAACCACCTACAGAATTTTCATTGGTATCTAACCAGGTTACTAAAACCATTCTCATTTTAAGCCTTCATTACTTATCTTTTTTTTTCTTTTTATTTTTTTTCTTTTTGTCTTTTTTCTTATTAACTTTTTTCTTCATGCCTCTCATGACGCAATCTCCTATATTGTTTTCGTTTATTGACAGTTGCATCATAATAATCTTTTGGCCAATTATTATAATATCCTGTTTTTGTTAGCTGAGAACTTGCTCTCTCTAACTCATCAAATGGTTGTATTAAAACCATAAGAAACTCGTTATCACTTTCCCAATGTGTATCTTGTAAAAAATCTATTTCTTCTTCACCATCTTCAGGGTGAAATGGCATTAAATAAATATCTTGTGGTACATAAACAAAATTTAAGGCGTGTATGTAATTGTGTAACTCATCAGCATCTATAAACAAATCATTACAAGCAACAATACAAATTTGTTTGTTAGTATCTTTAAAACTATTAGCTTGATTAATAACTTCTTCTAATAAAGTATTGCTATCATTATGTTCAATAATAGATACTTTGTTATCTGTTCTTGCCTTTTTTGCATAAGGACAAACAGGTAAATTATTAATGTGTTTGTTAGGTTGTTCTAAAAAATCTTTTGACCAGGAGAGTATATCTTCTGTTATACTTCTCACTAACAGTTCCACATTCTGCGACTCCAATAGTTAGCAGATAGTTTATTATTCTTTCCTTTAATCCCACCAGATCTTGCACAATAAGATTTTTTTCTGGCAGGATTATTTTTTTTAATAGTCATAGATTTATCACCAAAGTTAATCTTTTTGACTTTATCTCCATCTTTAACAAAAACTTTAAACTTTTTAACATCACCTCTCATTGGTTTGTTAAGAGGTACAGTTTTACCTTGATACTTTGCCATCTTGTATTATTGCTTCCTTAACTGTTTCTACTGTTGATTGTGATTTTATGTTTTGTTGTCGTAATAACATCTTATCATTATATGCTTTATCTAATCTATCTAAGAGATATGAATTTTGTTTTTTAAGTTCTTTAATTTGTTTTTCCATATCTCTTGCCATTAGATTATTCCTATTTTAGAAAGAATAACTAATAATACGATTACGCCTACAAAAACTACTAATGTTTTTTTTCGTTTTCCTAGACCTAAAAACCATGATTTAATTGTTTCCATTTTTTACTCCTCTACTTTGTTAATTGATTTTTCTTTTCATAAGATCTTAAAGCACCCATTCCTAAAAGTGCCATGACAAGAGGCATTAAAGTACCCATGTCTAATTCTGGTAATGGTGCTGTTTGAACATTAAATGTTGCAATAAAGAACATTAAAAATTGTTTAAAAACATATTCCCAAAATATCGCTAAGGCACATGACATACCTATTAAGGGCCTCCAGGAACGCTGTAACATACCAGAGATACCACCTGCTTTGCTTTGAGCATCAGCAAGGTTAATGTCTGATTGTGCTTTATTTATTTGTGCTTCAATCTCTTTTAATTTTATTTTAGCATTATCTTTTTCTTCTTGTGAAGTATGTAAAGAGTCTATTATGCCTCCTACATTTTTTACTATATCACCACCTAATAATTTAGCTAACATAGTCCACCTCCTACTTGTTGATAGTAGATAACTAAGTTACAAAATTCTATTGCAACTAATGCAGTTAATAGTGTTGTAATTATAATTTTCATAAATCCCTCATTAATAAACTTAGCCAAGATGCTCTGCTAGGAGTTTGGTTGGCCCATTTACTATCCATCATGCTATCACTAGCCAGGACATAGTTTTGATCTTCAAGGTTCATTTTGAGGTTTTTAAATTGATGTATGCTACTACCCATTTGATAGGACATTTCTATCAGGATAGTAAAAGCCTCAAACTTTATTTTATCTTTATCAATAAAATGGTTGGCTTGTTTTAAAGCCTCCTCAAAATCTTTTTCAAATAAAAGATCCCAACCTTCTTTGGTTGTTGGTACTTCTTCGTCTTTACTTAACTTGTGGCCATAGCCACCTGTCCAAAAATCTTCTTTAACTTTCTTACCATCTTTAGTTCTATAAGAAAGCTGATAAGGTTCTAACTTAAAACCTTCATGTTCTTTAATTCTATCTTTTACTTCTTCGTACATTGTATCAATTTCTCCAAATACCATTTAGCCTTATTAAGATCTTCAATTCCATTTTTCTCTTTGTAGCGAGTTACATATTTAATAATGTTACCCTCTAAAAAATTCATGTCGTATTCAATAATGTAATCAGTAACTTCTATTTTTTTCTTGTAGTAAGGAGGATTAATTTTATCCATTACACCTCCCCTGTCCAGGTAGAGTCTATCATAGGCATACAATGAATTTTTGCTTGGGAGTTAATAATACTTCCAACTGATATGATAGGCCTTTTAATAAAGTTTTTACCATACTTAAAGGCTTCGTGTTTGGGATCTATAGAAGAACCTACACACATAGCAAAATTTAAAGCTGTTGGAGAACTCCAATACTCTACACTTGATTTAGTATGTTGGTGGCCTACGCATAATGAGAGGCCAAGTTCTTTTGCACTAGATAGGGCATTAGATTTAAAATGATGTGTAAAAAATACTTTGTTTTTATTTGGCAAGGTAACAATAAGTTTATCGTGCCAAGTCCATTTCCATTTAGGATCTATGTCTAGTATTTGATTAATGTCTTTAAGAAAAGAATTTGGAATAGCTGACTTTTCAGCAAGTCGTTGAATACGAATATCGTGATTTCCCCACATTAAAAACATAGGGCAATTAAATATTTTTCTTAAATCTTTAATATTTTTTTTAGCATCTTTTATTTCATATTTAATATTTGGTAACTCTGCACTATGTAAATGCTGAGAGATACTATGAAAATCTACAAGATCTCCAATGTGTATTACTAAAGTTGGTTTTAACTTATCTCTAAGTTTTTTAATCCATTTAAAATATTCTTTCTTTGCATAAGGAAAATGCGTATCTGAAAGAACCAGGATAGATTTTGTATTCATCTATAGTCCTTTAGTTGAGGTTAAGATTGGCCTCCGAGTAGTTTTACAAATACCCAAATAGCTGACAGTATTCCCCCAATAAATAACATAGTTCTAATAGCACCTTTACCAGTTGCCATTTCTTCTTTAAGTTTTATTACTTCTTGTCTGTTTTCTTTTACCTCAGATTTAATTTCATCTAAGGCTTTACAAATTTGTGAATATTGATTTTCCCAATTAGACATTATGCACCTGTACTTTTTATTGTAGTTAATGGGAAAGAGTCAAAAGGAACACAATAAGCATTTGTTCTAACTCTATCTTTGTATGCTTGATCTTTGCTTTCGTAGTTTTCCATATATCCCTTTTTTGCTGTTAAACATTCTTGTTCTGTAAAATAAATATAAGCATTGTATTTAACAGAAGGTTGATTTGGCATTGACATTAACATCAACAATAAAAATATTTTACTCATCTTTTTTGTTTACATCTTCACATTTTTTGCGAACAGTTTTAAAAGAATCTCCTAAATCTAGTTCTTTGTATCTGCCACATAATTTTAATAACTCTAATTCTTGTTTAAGTTCCATATTTTCAATCATCATTCTTTTATATGGATCGGTGCAAGTTGAGCCAAATTCTTTTCTAAAACGAATACCAACTTTACCACTATCAGCAAAATAATCTGAACTACTATTCATTCGTTGGTCGTAGTCGTATCTATCAACTTCAGTATAAAGTTCCCAACTTCCTTTTGAACAATGAGTAGGATAGTCGTTTAGATATTCGTTTATTGCTTTAGCATCACTTGTAATAGCAGAAGCTATGAGTATTAAACTCAATACGAAAAATAAAGTTCGCATTAGTAACCACCACTTAATTGTCTCTCTAACTCCTTTAGATCATACTTAAATTGGTTAATATCATCTCTTAAAGTGTAATAACTTTGTTCTATTGCTCGTAATTCTGCTTCCGAAGCAAGTTTATATGATCCTTGTTCTAAAGAATTTACTCTTGCTTCAATTCTACCAACCCAAGTAACAAGTTCTGTTATCTCTTTAACAAGTTCTTCTCTTGCCATTGCGTAGTTTTTAGAATTGGTATTAGTTTTTTCTGAATAAAGTTGATGGATATTTTCTATATCTTTGTGCAAGACCATAATTTGATCGGCACTATCATCTATTTTAGTTGTTAATTTATTTATATAGTTAAGACCACCATAAGCCCCTGCAATTACTGAAAGTACAACAGGTATTGAAGCTAGATATTTTAACATTTAATTTTGTATGGCTAAGATTATTGATCCACCGATAAAACTAACGAGGTACATTGTAATAATTATTTCCATAAATCTCCATTGTTAAAAAAAAGCAATATCCAAACATTAATATTTGTCCTCTATAATTTTATAAATTTTTAAGTTACCTTCTGCATCTGGTCTTAACTCAGCTTTGACTTGACCACATTCATAACGAATAACATTTTCTCTACCCTCTGCTAAGTTTCTCTCAGCTTCTCTTTTGGCTTTTAAACAATGAGATAAACCATCAGTTATCATATGACCATCTAACGAGCCATTAACAAACATACAAAGACTAAAAACTGTTTCAATGACTCCCATTATTTCTTACCTTATCCTTTAATAATTCTATATTGTTTTGCATTTCTTCAACTTGGTCTTTTAAAAAGGTTATGTTGATATTGTTGCTTTCAATGAACTGTATTTCTTTTTCCATTGTTTCAAACTGACCAGATAAAAATTCAATCAACATATATAATTCTTGATTGACAGGAGTTTGATCTGCTTTTTTTAAGAGATCAGCTTCCATAAGCTGTCTTGCAGTTTCTAGCTGTGTTATTCTTTGAGTTAAATCGCTATATGCAAATATTCCAATTCCTATCGCCATTATTAAAGCGATTAAATTTCGCATTGGCATACTGATAGCAGTATTGTCTGATATTTTCATTATTCACAATCGCACTCGTCAGAGTTTTTACCACAATCACATTTAGGATTAATCATAATTTTAAAATTTCCTCTACCACTTTTGCAAAAGTTATTTCTGAATGTGGACAAGTATTAGTTGTTATAGCAATACCATTACTATCTTCTCCAGTAACCCAACCTATATTATTATATAAATCTTCTGTTAATGATGTGCTGTCAGTATCATCTACTAAAGTCCATTGAACATTAGGTTTTAAAATTTCTAATGCTTTGTGTAATTTAATTAAATCAATCATGCTCCAATCTCCATAAGTATAACTTGTGCTTGAATAGAACTTCCTCCAACATTAACACTACCAGTTGATGAGGTATTTCTTCTTGCGTATAATGTGTAATCAATAGCATTTGTTGTATTATGTGTTGTATCCATAAAAGTAATAGTTGGTGTATTGTAAAAAGTCCTTTCGCCACTACTAACCCCTATACCCCAAGAAACTGAAGCATTAGCAGGATAAAATAAAGAATAGCCACCACCATTTATTTGTCTATAAATAGCTAATTGACTTCTAACAGATGAGCCACTAGCTTGATAAATATGACTTCTAAGATTAAAAGTAACAAATATTTTTGAATTTGTTGCACTTGGAGTTATTTGGTCAGTATAATTGGAAGCTGTATAAGTTTCTGAGTTATGTGCAGATTGACTTGTAAATAAAGCTGTTTGAGTTTGTAAAAGCTTACCACCACTAATGCCAGTTAAACTAGCACCACTAATAGCAGGTAAATTACCAGTTAATATTGTGGCATCTAAAGCTGTTGCCGATCTTGCGTTTGTTTTAATTAGTGCCATTAATCTGCCTCCTCTATTGTATTACCATCTGCTACCCATTCTAAAATTATTTTATAATGTCTATTATTAAGATCATTAGGAACTTGCATTATGTTATTATCTTGATCTGTTACTTTATAAATTGTGTTACTTGGGTTAAATAAAGGATCACATTTTTTTACACTTTTTATATCTTCTATTTTTTCCATATTATCTCCTATAACTCAGCATCTAATGTCCATGATGAATTATCCATTAATACATAAGTCATTGAATGTTGGCTGTTGTTACTTGATTGATTCATATAAGTTGAAACTACATTAATTCTGTCAGTTGTTGCACCATAAGTATTTGATGTTGTTGAAAAACCTTGATCGCTTAAAGTATAAGATCCTCCTATATAACCTGCTTTAACTGTACCTGACAAAGTAGATGTAGCTCCTGAACGCAAAGGTGTAGTTAAATAATAACATCCTCTTGATTGATCGTAATTATTTGGATTAGCTTTATTAACTGCTAATTCTGTACTTGTTCCAGAAGGAGATTTTATTACTACACAATATCTCATACATCTTTGTAAATTATCGCCAAAACTTTCATGTTGAAAAGGTGGTAAAGTTGCAGAAGTATATTCGCCTACTTCTAATTGAACACCTGTAATTTCCCAGTTGTTAGATGTGCTATCAGCATTATTAACTTGACCAACAAAAGCATTAGCACTTGCATCAGCCGCCCAAGTAGTCGCTAAAGTACCACTTGTATAACTACTCCCCATAGCAATACCAAAACTCATTTGTATGCCTGTGGTATTATCATTTGCAATAACTGTTCCTGTGGTATCAGCAGGAAAATTAAGCACCTTTTTTTCCCATGTATTAGATGATGAAACTGTATAAGCTATTGAGCAACTTCTATCGGCATCTGGTTTATACATTTTAACAATGTTTGTACCTGTCTTAGTTGCTTTTATCCAAAAAGATAAAGTTGTTTTTTCTGCACTAGCTGTACCATGTTTAAGTAATTGTAAATCTTGACCTTCAAAATTATAATCAATTCTGCATTGTGAGTTTGCTGTTGGAGAACCATTAGCTGTTGTATTATCCATTTTTAAAGATTTGGCAAAACCATCAGTAAAAGCATCTCCACTTGATAAACTTTCCTGTGTTTGTGTCCATGTGCCAATAAAAGCACCAGAATTGTTTGTTCCAAATCTATCTGCTGTATAAAAACCACCACCAGTTATTGAAGCTGTTGATGTTCCTCGTTGGGCAATAGCCATATCGCCATTTATAATTAATGGATTTACATTAGGTCTATTAACTACTGAACTTTTTAAATGAGAATAATCTACTCGTTTAAGAGTTCCTGCATCTGAAATTAATAATTCATCTGTGTCAGCAGGAGTTGCTCCTAAAGCACTTTGACCTGTTATAACATTAGCAGTTATTTTACTTGCATCAACCGAACTATCCGAAGGGATACCTGCATTTAAAGTATCTCCTAATATTAAAATAAAATCTATAACATCTGAACTCGCTAGTGTACTTGCAAAGGTAATTTGAGATGAAGCTATTGTATATGAATTTCCACTAGATTGAATTACTCCATTCAAGGAAACTATACATTGATTTTGATTTGGATTAACTGCTACTCCACCAACTAATAAATTATATGTTGCTGTGGCTGATGTAGTGATCGCATCACATTTTCTAAAGTTTCCGACTTCTGGCTTGTTTCCTACATAAGGCATTTATGGTTTCTCCCAAATTGTATGTGTTAATTTTCCTTCACCATCTCTAGCTAGGAGTAAGTCGTATTCTTCTTCTGTGCTGTTATCTTGTGGCAAGTTTCTTAAATTTTGCCTCCAAGTTTTTACAGAATCACTAAGTGTTACATCTGATAAAGCAAGATAATCTGTTTCTTTTAATTTTTCTAATCTAATTTGTTTTATTTGAGTAAGTTTTCTATTTGCACCATCGTCTATATATGCTTGTTGCCTTGCGTCATATTCAGCTTGTTCTTCTGCTGTCATTTCTCTTACTATGTCGTTAATTGCTGTTTTTGTCATATTAACTATCTACCACTCCATAAGCTTTAATTCTTCCATTTATATTACCACTTGTTGCATACATTCTTACTCCTCTAGGCGAAGAATTTTCGTGTAATTGCATTTGAAAATAACCACCTGTTGTATAACCACTGTTGTTAATATATTGAAAAGTACCATGAGTTGCTGTGTAAACTGAACTTGAATATGGGTTATGTAACCACATAGCCATTTTAAAACCTAATTTATTTGAACTATTTGATACACCAGCGTCAGTAATTTGAAATGTACTTTCGCCATCCCCACTTCTACTGCTTAAACCATTATCGTTTGCTCTATATCCTCTTGATACAAGTCCATAATGAGAAGTATTTATTGTGCTTGGAGTATCATCTCTAAATCTAAAACACATATTAGCACCATCAGTAGCTGGAGTCATTTTATCTACAATGATTAAATAATTTGTGTAAGTTGCAGAAAATTTATTATCAAGAGTAACTTCTCCAACATTACCTCCACTATCTACTTGTCCAACAGGAACTAAACCACCACTAGGTGCTGTTTTAAAAGTTTGGTCTCCATAAAGAACTGTGCTTGAAGAAGCTGTACCACTACCAAGATTTGCTGTAGGTACTACACCAGTTAATTTACTAGATGCCATAGCAGAAATTTTTGCGTCAGTTACAGCAGAACTTTGAAGTTTAGCAGTAGATACTGTGTCATCACTTGGTACACCAATATCATTAACATTACCTAATACTAGAATTTGATTTATGACATCACTTGATGCTAATGAACTTGCAAAAACTATTGTGTCATTTACAATATTAAAACTGCTACCAGCAGTTTGTAAAACTCCATTTAAAACTACAAGACAATGATTAGCTGATTGAGGATATACAGCAACACCCCCTTGTCTAAGGTTAAATGTGGTAGTTGCACTCGTACTTATTGAGTCCAATTTTAAAAAGTCGCCTGTCGTAGGGGTAGCTCCAATATAGGTCATAGCTTATCCATTTCTTCTTTTAGTTTTGTCCATGTAATTTCTGAATGAGGACAAGTTTTAGTTGTAATAGCACTACCTCCACTATCTTCTCCTGTAATCCAATCTATTTTATTAAATTCTTCTTGACTTGTTGGTGCAAAATTACCTTCAGTAATATATGACCACATCACATCAGCTTTTAAAATTCTAAGAGCTTTTGAAAATTTATCGTGTGTATAACTCATGCTAATATTTCCATAACTGTAAATGAGGCTTGTCTTGGTTGGCTACCATTACTATAATGAGTGCCGTAAACAAAAGTCATACTTGCATTATCTACTTTTGCTTTAACACTATAAACTATTTCACTAGTGCTAGACGGAGAATCTAAATACATTATACCAGAACCTTCTTTATAATTTGTTTTGTCATAAGAAGCATAACTACTATTATGTCCAAGAGTTGTAATATTTGTAGAATCTCTAAATAATGCAATATGAGCCATATTTGTTGTATTATCAACATAAAGCTGTGATGGTGCTGAATGCATTAGAAGTATTTTACTAGATGATGCAGATGGTGTTATCGCAACAGTCATAGAACCAAAAGTAGAATAACTAGTTGAATTAGTATTTATAGCCGCTGCCGCAGTATATTGTAAAACTTGATTTACTTTTCCACCTGAATATCTTGCCGCATTTAATGTTCCACTAGCTACATTACTTGCGTTAAGTGCAGTTAAACTGCCACCAGCTAAAGCTGGAAGTGTAGAGCCACCTAAATTTTCAGCTGCTATTTTACTAAATGCCATATGTTATCCTTTAGGGTTATCACTACGAACTTTATCGCAATGGTCTTTGTAAGTTGTTGTGCCATTCTTTTGGTCTTTGTAAATCATTTCAAATTGTTCTTGCCAACTTAAATACTCGGTTTGTCTTTTGGCATCTATCTTTGCAGTATTTTCTAAAGCTGTTGCTTGGGAAGATAATGCGTTTAGTTGCTCGTCAGTTGGCTTTGCTTTTTCAGAAGTTATATTCCATTCTTTTATGTAATCTTCTTTACCATCATTCTGTAGTTTTACTTCTGTTTCAAAGTTTGGTGTTCTACCTAAGTATGCTATTATTTTTCTATCTAATGTACTCATGCTATTTTAAAACCCCCAAAAAAACTATTATATCCATCTCCAGCTTGTATTCTTCCAGAAGTTCCACCTGTTCCAGTTTTAACTGAACAATAAACATCTACATAATCACTTGCAGAAAATGTTTTTAAAAACGAAAAGCTAATTTGACAATCTTGTGTATGTACTTCTGTGCCAGTTATATAACCAGCTTTTAAATCTGTGGCAACAAAAGCTGTGCTTTCAACACCATTAGTACGAACTTGTGTCACTAATCCTCTAATATCATTAGAACTACTTGAATCTGCTTTAATTGCCACAAAAATTAAATAAGTTCCATTTGACGGAATTACATATCTGTTATTTGCACTAGACCAATTAGTATTAGTATTTATGTCAGCAGTATTAAAAGTAATTAATGTTTGAGTGTTATGACTAATGTTTTGTGCAGAACTTGTTTTTCTTACAAAAAAACTTTCTGTACCAGCAATACTAGGGGTTGCAAGTTTGGAATTAGAAATACTTCCAGCAAGTTTATCGTTAGTTACAGCACCATCATTTATGGTTGTAGTTGTAACACTTCCAGCAGTAGGATTAACTGATTGCATTACCCTATTTGTGTAATACACAGTTACAATATCTGCCGATACTAATGTGCCACCCAAAGTCAAAGTTTTATTACCAGTACCACCTACCGAATAAGTACCACTATCTTGAACGATATTATTCCATACAACAAGAATATCTGTTTCAGCAGATATGTCATGTGTAAGAGTTACTGTGTTAGTTGTTAAACCAGTAAAACGGTCTTGAATACCAGAATCAAAAGTAGAACTAGGTTGTTGCCCAATGTAAGTCACTTTTAAGTAATCTCCATTATTGATAATGCACCAGAAACTTTATCAGCTACTGAACAATCTATCTTTAGTACATCTGTAGTTTCCATTACAATCTTGCTACCAGCCAAAATTTCTAAACTAGATTTTGCTGGAATAACAACATCTTTAGCTAGAAACGCAGTACCATTAGCTACATTGTTTGCTCCATTACGATTTGCAGTATCACTAACCAATTCCACTTCAACAGATACAGAAGTAGTATGGATATTAGTAAGACGTAAACCGAGAACAACAGTAGTTGTACTACCAGCTACAGTATACATTGTATAAGGTGTTCCAGCCGAAGCTGGCTCAGCTGCAAAAGTTACAGTTTTAAATGTATTAGCCATATTCTCCTTTCTATCCGAGAGCTATTGCAAGAGCAGTTGGATCTGTTGCTGCAATAGTTAATGTTTCATTACTACCATTATTGTTTTCTGTAAACGTCACATTGTCACCAGCAACAAGTTTACCATTTAAAAAACCAGCAGTAGAATCGTTAGAACTAACCTTAGTTTTAACATCTGTATCAGAAGTTATAGTCTGCCAAGCAGATCCATCATAATATTTTAAAACATTAGAAGAAGTATTAAAGGCAAGATCACCAGCATCTAAACTAGAACTTGGATCACTTGAATCTACTCTATATCTATCAGCAAAACTATTTACGCCACTAACATTTGACGCAACAGTATTAACATTTGAAATTGATCCAGCAACAGTAGCAATATTTCCAACAACACCAGAAGCTCCAAGTGTTGCCATATTTGTTACATTTGAAGAAGTACCAAGGATATTTAAATCAGTAACAATATCAGAGGTAGCTAAAGTATTTAAGTCAGATACAATATCTGAAGTTGCTAAAGTATTAATATCTGACACTATGTCAGAAGTAGCAAGGGTATTTAAGTCAGAAACTATATCACTTGTTGCTAGAGTATTAAGATCACTTACAATATCTGATGTTGCTAAGATTGCCATATCAGCAATAACATCAGAGTTACCAAGCAAAGCCATATCAGCAATTACATCAGCATTACCTAGTAATCCCATATCAGTTACAACAGCACTTGTACCTAGTAATCCCATAGCTGTTACATTAGCCGAAGTACCTAAATGCCCCATAGCAGTTACATTGGCAGAAGTTGCCAATAAATCCATATCAGTTACGATT